CATGGAAGAACTGAGTCCCCATTGTCCTGCCGATTTCAACCCTATTATCCCAAGATGAGTCAGGCGAAGCATAAATGGCTATCTCTTTGAATTTTGCTGTATTGACAGGATTAAGCCAATTCAAATCAACACTTTTTAATCCAGCAGTTGCTGTAAGATTCTGCGGGTCAGGTACTCCAGGGAAGCCTTCGGTAATAACGCCGTCTGCCGAAACGGTGGAATATTCCTCAGGCAGCATGTCCGCGTATGATCCAGCATCGTCTTCTTGCAGCGTTAGGAGTACGCCATTTTCTCCTCCGTCGTTGAACGACCAACCTAAACACTGGAACACCTTAGATTCCCAGTTTAGCTCTTCGATTGATACTGACACACGATCACCAACAGCTACTCTCAGTCCGGCAAGGTTGGCCGGAAAGCTGACTATCTTTTGCTGATCGCTTAGTTGAATTAACTTATTTGCAATTCGTTGAGCCATAAACGCAGAATTGGTAAACGGCAGCTCAATCTCTTTTTCCAAAACTTCATTATTGTCTCGCAATAATGCGGAAGTAATAGTGACCTTTGGGAACTCGCTTGTTTTGTGAAGCTCTGCAGGATCCATAAATATCCCGCCAATAGTGTTGAATCTTTCTGACCGCTCAACAGACGTTTTAACAGCTAATGACCCAGATAAATCTTCTTCATTTATAGATTCGGTTGGCGCTTCGTATATGCCAGCCTTGATGTAATAAAAACCGCTGGAATATATCAACTTGCCATTCATTGCACTTAAAAGTTTATCAATGCTAGCCCTGTGGCTATCAGTTGCAAACAAAACTCCGTTGGCAGTGAATCGTTTTTCTGTTCCCCCAGGTACATCGACCACTGCATCGCAAGCATTTGCAGAAACAATAACGGTGTCCCAATCAATCTTTGAAGGATTAATCTTCATTCCAAATCGGGTATTTGTAAGATAATCAGCAATCGCTAAAGCGGGATTGCTTGAAAATACAATTGATCCAGGATTTGTCGCCGCACCGCCAGGAAATATATCAAGTCTTGGATCGTATATTCTTCGACCACGAACAAGCGCCTTAATATTGTTTGGCGAGTATTTGTCCCAGACTTCTTGGCTGTCATCGTTGAGAACAAATTGCGTGTGAATATACGCTATTCCACGGCCACGATGATTTTCTGTGTAACCAAACCAATTTGCAACCAAGTTATCGTCAGCGGTTTGATCCGGCGTCCCAAGAAACTTTGTAACCGTCATTATGTTTTGGAATGTGCCGCTAGTCACAAGACCAGAGCCGTTGAATTGGTTTTCCGGTATTGCTTGGTCGTCAAGCCAGATGTCCGTTATAGCATCGACTTCATGTCCGGCTAAAGCTATTACATGGTGCATAACTTCGTTGTCCGGCCCACTTACGCCTACAAAAGTGATTGGCCCTGAGACAAGAGCCTGGCCATAGATTATCTTTTGCGGCTCAACAGTACTTCTTACCGTACTTTGGCGACTTTTGTCATTGTTCGGAGTTGCCGATGTTGGAACTTTAAAGTTTGCAACTTTGTACGCCATTACTCCGGCGCCAATCAACACAGCAGCTCCAATAAATGCTGCGGTTGCCCCGACAGCAATACCGGCAGTTAAAAAAGAACCAATTGAGACTAGTACAGGTACTATTGGTGGCATATTGACCACCCGCAAACTTGATATTTATTTGGCATTTTAATCATCCCTTTCTCGGTCAAACATATCACAAATTCGCCCAGCTTAATGCCCATTGTCTCTCCGGTCACAGGGAAATTGCTTATGATTGGATCGCCGTCATTAAGGACTTCTGATGGCTCGCCAAGTATATCAGTTATCAATTCCTTCAACCCGCCAAATTGATCTATCAATTTTAATGCATCTTTTTTTGAGTAATACTCAAAGTCCTTGGCGTAATCCTTGCCGCTCAGATGCTTGACCACATAAGATACAAATTGACAACAATCAGCGTCACCATATTCAAATTGGCGTTTTTTCCATTCGTTCAAAGCTTTAATTGTTTTTAATCTACGACTCAAAATAAACCGCCTACACCGCCTACAGTAATCCCGCCCGTAATGTCTTGCGGAGTAAATCCAGCAACTGAATCGGTATTATTGTCGCGCCATCTAATTTTTGCGCCTTCAATCTTCGGTAGGAAGTCGAAGAATAAATCGCCTGGGTAGAAGTCTTGTTGAGCCTGAGTTGTATATTTCAGATTTGATGATCTGTCAAATGCGGCCAGTTCTGACTCGCATTTAATTGAGATTTGATCGTTTTCTGCTCCAGCAGTGACATCCATCACATCCATGTGACCCGCCCACATTTGCAGAGGCGTATTCAACAGCTCATCGTCTGAAGATAAGGCACCGATATAAATTTCAACAGGACGCATAAAATAATCTTCATTCAGTGCCGCGCCAGATACGTCAGCATCAAGTGCAGAGACAGTAAGCGTTATCCCATATGGGCTGACATCAGCTCCTTCTTCGAGTTGAGATACTGAGCCAAGCGATCCGACGCCAACCCAATCCTCGCCACCCCAAGTATAAGTTCCGATGCTGTTATGAAGGCGAACAATACCCGATGCGAAATCCAGCATAACAAATGTGATGACAGATACGTTTGGCGCGATAAACGCAGCAGCACTAGCGGCACCAAATGCGCGGCTCATGCTAAAACATCCTCGATGGCATCAATTGTGAACGATGAAAGCCTGCTAACGTCATTACTCCAATTAGCAGAAGACGCAAGCATAAATACACCGTTAACTGGCGAAGTGTAATCGACTGTTCCCGCGTTAATTGTCGGCTTACGAATTGGCGGCGCAATCTGAATTGTTATGTTTCCAGAAGTATCTGAATTTGCGTCAGTGGTAACCATGTGGAGTTCATTGTTAAAAGACACATAATCACCGGCTTTTACATACCCGACAATATTTAACCCAGTAGTGAGACAGACAAGGTTTACTCCGCCCTGATCGGCCCCATTGATCGTCAATGTTCCAAAACCGACGCCGCGCCGAACATAAGAGTGATCGTGAAGCGTAAAGCGATGCTCCTGGCCGTTAAGCTTGGTCAAGAAAGCCTGCATTATTGCTCTGTCATCACCATTTAGATTTGAGAAGCTAAGAGAAGCCTTCCACAAAGATCCTTTTCTGTTGGATGTTTGAACGCTGTTCGTCAGTGGAGATCGATAGGTCTTAGTGTTAGTGACCATCTCGATTGAACTTGAGTTAGGCGTTATAGCTGGAAATGCAAATGTTGTCATGCGAATCGCCTCCTTCTCATGAGATCCTGAATTGTAGCCACAGATGCGGTTGTTGCTTGAGTAACAGCTTGCCGTATCTTCATGTCAACGTCGGCTCCAGCCCCACCGGCATCTATGTTATTGACGATAGTAATGCCGCCGCCCTGGCCCTTCGTGTGGTCAATTACCGATTCATTGGGATGCAACATGGCTAAAACGCCACCCTTGTTATCCAAGCCAGCAGAACGGCTTCTGCCACCTACATGACCGCCGCCTTCAAACGAGGCTAGAGTCTGACCGGCAATCATTGCTGCTGTAACATAGCCCATTGATATCGCTGCTGTGGCCATCGCTGGAGCTGCTGCAACACCAACCGGACCCATCATCGCCATTGCCGCAGTAATAGATGCTGCTGCCTCATAGCCCTTGATGATGGCCATACCAGCAGCCATTGCTTGCTGTGCCACATAGAATGCTTTGCCGATAGCAGACCCTTCTTCAAGGAAGCCTGCCATACCAGAGATCTGTCCCTGGAACGATGACAGAACACTTGATGTTGCTGCTAACTGTGCAGCGACAATATCATCATGCAACTTTATGCTTTTATCAGTAAATATTTTTTGAGCCGCAAGTCGTTCCGCATCTGCTTCTGCTTGAACCGCATTAGCTAATGCTTCATATTCTACAATCTTCGCGATCTTTTCTTCGTATTCTCTTTGTATCTTATCTGCTGGAGACTCAAGCTCTTCAATAGAGCTTTGTTGCAGGTCTGCAAATGATTTGGCTGCGTCTTCTCGTTTGGTCTTTAAAAGCTCTTGGGCTGCAAACTCTTCTCCCATAAGCCTTATAGCTTCAAGCGTTGTCTCATTGGCCCCAAGTTTTGCTGCATTGTAGACACGGATAGCGGTTGCCGACATATTTACTTGAGCAAGTTCGTCCGCAAGACTTAAAACCATATCATCAAGAGACTTCTTATTCTCTAATGATGTCTCGGCAGATTTCTTGTCAGCTTTGTCTTTATCAATTAGACCTTGCTTATGTTCCGCTAGTACGCGTATAGCCTCCTGCTCTTCAAAAGTGGCGCCCTTGAGCGCAGCGTTACGAACAGCTATTTCTGCTGCTGATTTGCCAAACATTAAAATCTCTTCCGCAAGAGAATCCTTCATCTCGTTAACAGCTTTTTGATTATCTTTTATAGCTTGAGCTGCGTCCTCGTCAGCGGTTTTCTTTCTTTCGAGAGCTTTACCTATCATCGTAAGAGAAACTATTTGTCGCCAATTATCTCCCGTAGCACCGGCCTGAGTTGCGGCATATTCTGCCATCTGCATCTCTGTAAAACCGTATTGAGTCTCTACTAGCTTCAGCTCTTTAATCAGCTTTTCGCTCGCATCTGTAACGCCGTCCGTCTTCTTCTTTATCTCATCTTGAAACTTTAAGTTACTAGCTATATCTTCATTTTGATCCCTTATAAGATCGTTTAAAGCCTTTATTCTTTTTGCCTTTTCTCCCTTGTCGCCTTCATATGACTCCCAAGCAATAAGCGATATTTTCGCTTCATCTATGGTTTTTTTTGCAGAATCAATATTAGTCTGAAAGTTTTGAATCTCTACGCCTGCATCTCTAAGCGCTCTTCTTCTTAAAACTCCATCTAGTTTGTCAAAAGTCTCAATAAGATCTTTTTGCGAGTCTTCGACCTTTTTCATAGCCTTGCTTGCCCCAAACAGGTTGGGAATCAAGACGGTACTAAGCGCAGCTACAACAGCCAAAACTGCACCAATCATTGCGCCGCCAGGGCCGAACAAGGACGCTACCTGGGAGCCTTGTTGACCAAGTATTATCATGCTATTGGTGCCCATTTGGGCTTGGACTGCCATATCCTGAATTTGATAACCAACCTGACCAAAACCGCCGCGCATAAATCTAAGATGCTTGGTAACACCTTGCATTTCTTTTTGCTGCTTTATTGCGTCGGTTCTTTGAAGTTGAGCAGCTTTTACGGATTCGATTTGTGCAGCAGTAGCCTTAGACTGCTCTAATCGATAGATTTCGATCTGATCTCTAGTCATGCCATAGGTGGCAGCCTCATCACGCAAGGCGGCAACAAGATTATCTGTTGCTTGCTGAGCCTTTTGATCTTGTTGTTGCTTTTTCTTTTGAGATGCTGCCGCCCTATCGATGGCGCTGATGTTTTGTTGAGTAGCTTGCGAACGAGCTTGAGCTTCCATTTTCTGTGCGGAAATGGTTGCCTCTAATGCTTGCGCTTCGGCAGCTTGTTTTTCTTTGTGGGCTTGTACTTGGCGTTGTAGCTGATATATCTGCATGATCTGGAACGGTCCAGCGCCAGCCAGCTTTGCCTCCCAGCGAACGAGAGCGTCGGCAGACAACTGTGTTGCCATCTTCTGCTTTACCAACGATTGCGTCATTGATTCCAATTTCTTGGAAATGCGCGTTATTGGTATGCTGGCGCCGTCCTTGACGCCTACATTAAATATTGAAAGTTCAGCCATTCTTTTTCGCTCGCTCGCCTTTTAATCGCAAAAACGTAAACCAATGATCATATTCATTGACCGTCATGGCAAGAATAGATGACAAAGGTTGCCCAAGGTGATCCGCAAGAGTGTACATAAAATACAGCTCGGTGGGATCACCTTGAGCGCCTATGAGTTTTTTTCGCGATCTTCCTCGCTTTTGGCGTCGAGTTTAAGCACGAAATTGGCAATTTTGGAAATAACATCTGGGTCAACATTACGTCTAAGTTTTGCCTTATCCCCTAAGTCGAATATAGGCTCGCCTTTTTCGTCTGTTACACCATAGATCAACGAATAGATCATATAATCTGTCGTATCACCATCTGATCGTGATAACCACTTAGCCTTGTCATCCATTGACAGGCTCTTTGAATATATAGTGGTTTGCCATTCTGGAACTTCTAACGAACGAACTTCCTGGCTACTAAAATGCGAAACTGCTACATCGATTAGTTTGCTCATTAAGCTACAGTATCCTCGGTTAATGCACCATTACCAGTACCAGAGAATGATACTTCAATCATGCCATCAAAGCTCGCGCTCTTGCTAACAGACGCAACGATTACTGAACCAGTGTAATAAACCTGGCTAGATGTGTTGCCTGATGGATAAAGGTTGATGGCAACTTCTGCGCCTTCAACCAAAAGAACCTGCCCTGCATCGGCAGAATCCCAATAACAGTTAACTGATGTGGTCCATGACTTCAACGTAGGTTTGTTTGTTACCCACGAATCACCCATGACAGTATCAGCAACCATCTCTGAACTTGTTTCAATACTCCAATCACGAACTTCTGCGATTGCTGTTGCGCCGATGTAAACCGCGCCGTCTTTTCCTGTTAAAGTAGCCATTGTAACTCCCGCGCTCGGCGCATATTTAGTTTAACTGTCGAACCAACATAGACAAATCACACAGCCGTCGCAGAGGAACTCTCTAAGACTGAATATGTAACCTGAATATCCATTTTGCCGACGCAAATCGGCTGATCTCCATCACCATTATATTCGCTATTGAAGCTGATCACCTGAGTATCTTTCGCAAGACCACCAAGCGTAACATCTGAATAAATGGCGCTTTCTATTTCCAGACACACTTCATCAAGAGTGTCATCATAATTAATTATGCCTTTGACGTAGATCTCTACGCTGACAGAAAGAACTCTTTTCTCTGTCCTTGGCAATCTCATTGTCAGGTAGTCAACCTGCTCGCTGTTCGTGTATAAAACTATGCCTGGAAGCTTGCCTTCAGCCAGTGGATATACCCGACTTCGGTATATCTTTGTACCAGTAGTCGCTAGTCCGGTCAGCCTTGTAATCAAGGCATCTCGTATCTGCTTTCGTATATGAGGCATTATTGCTTCTCTAAGGCCAGCTCAGTCATACCAGTACCATCAGGCATGACAACTCTGATCACATATGTAATTGCGCCGACAACCATCTGGTCGCCTTCCTGGGCATCAGGTATGCTTTCCGTCTTGCAAAAGAACCTTGGCACCTGTAACGCAAATGAAACGCTCCCACCAGCATCATATGCTTGGTAGTCGTTATCGAATATCCCTTTAACAGTCACCGTACCACCAGCCAATGGCGTATATGAAACATTAACGCCAAAGTCTGCCAGCATGATTGATCGGAATTCCGATGTCTCTACAGTCATTTCTTCTTGTTCTTCCTAATTACCGGAGCTTCTTCCGATGTCTCTAGGCCGACACTTCTATTCTCTAGAACAACAGGCTCTTCGATCACCTTGGCGACAGCTTCTTTCTTTTCAAAAACAGCTATTCTACCAATGCCAATCAAGATATTTGCTTGAGCTTGATCAAGATCTACGACATCACCAACCTTGCATGGCTTGCCTTGAATGACACAGCCTTTTATCACTTCGTATTTCATAACTTCTCCTAAAGATAGGGAGGCCGAAGCCTCCCGCACTTATTTAGACGCCGTCGTTACCGTAGGCAAAGCTAACAGCGTGACGTACTGCTACGTCTACTGATTGCAGTGCAACGATTCGGATAGTGCCGCTGGTGCTGTTCGTGTAAGGATCTACAACGATGTCAAGACCACCAAACATACCAATCAACAGGTCTGCAAAGTTTCCGAAGTACAGGTTACCAGAAGTTGCCTGGTTGGAAACGATACCACGGTAGCCGTTGATAGTGCCGCCTGGCTCAACAACGAACTGACCAGTGTTGCTGGCCTTCTCAGTTCCTTTCAAAGCGCCATACATGGATGCTGGCATGATATACGCCAGTGAACCCATCAGAGCGTTATCTTCGCCAAGAGCCGTTTCAAGAGTGATTACTTCTTGGAAGGTTGGGTTTGCAGCAGCAAAGTTAGTAACGTTGTTAACGCCTGAAGTTGACAAGATGCCAGTTGGCTGACCACTTGCGCCAGTACCTTCAAGACCAGCCTTATCGATTGCAACAGCCAAGGCTTGAGCCAGGTCATCACGAATCAAAGACTCAACGTCCAATGAACTCTGAATAAGCAATTGTCGAGTTACGTCGGTAAATGCACCCAAAGTTTTCGGGGAAAGTGATACAGAGCCTACAGACATTTCTGACTCAGAAGCTGCGCCGCCTTCCGTCGAAATCCAAGCCGCTGTTGATGCGGTGCTCTTCTTCGGAATCTTCACGTCGCCAGACAAACCGCTGAGCATACGCGCACCAGCTTGCATAACAGATGAAGCATTTCGCAGAACGTCAATGAAGTCGCCGCCACGGAAATCGTCGGTAAACAATGCACTGTCATCCGCAGAGTTCATGTCACGCTTCCAGTTCCGCAGAACTTCGGCAGGTAACAGGATACCTTGGGCAGTACGGCCATAAGCGTCAGCAGCAGCGCGTGAACATTCAAACTCGAATGCAGCAGCTTCTTGAGCGCGTCGGTCGGTAGGGTTGGCTAAAGCATTTACAGCTTTAAGAATAGAGAATCGCTTGATCTCTTTCTTGGTCATGCCCATGTCTTGGCTCTCAAGAGCCTGACGTGAACCAATGTTTTCGAGCAATTCGCCACGGAATTCTTCGATGCTTCGGCCTTCAGAGATAGCTTTTTGAGCCAAGTCTGCTTTGTTGTGTCGTGAGCCAAGCTCAACAATCTGAGCGGCGTTACGTTGTGCGGCTTGTTTGGCTTGTGCCTCAACCGCTGCGATGTCTACTTCTGACATTTTTGGTTCTCCATTAGAGATTACAGTTATGGTTTGGGTTGAAGTTTCGCCTGATCTGCCTACGCCGACTGTCACATCAGCAGGAATGCTTACAAGACTCGCTTCTACGGGACGCCATTTTTTAGCCAAATATGTATTTGGTGTTTTTGGGTCACGCTCTAGCTTCCCGATAGAATATCCCACGCTTATATTGGCGCGAATTCCATCGAGTACATCTGTGAATGCTTCTACAGCTAATGCGCCCTTTCCAAAGCGAACCTTTGCCCGAAGTCTACGGGTATTGCTGTCAAGCTCCACGGATTCTATTACACCAATCTGTTTTTCAGGATCGTGATCCAGTAACAGCGGCGCCCTGCCAGAAGCCAAGAACGACAAGTCCATTGCTTCGGCTGAGTGTTCTAGCACTTCCATCCCAAACGACCGTTCAACAGGCTCTTCGGATGA